AATAACGTACGGACAAGCGGCTCCGTCACGGAGTCGCTAGCATCGGAAAGGTCGATGGTCCCGTAAGTACGGTACATCGAACCTTCCCAGGCCATCTCTTGGTTACGCTCTTGGTCTCTCAACGTCAGATGAAAATCTGACTTTGGGAGCCAAGCGTACAGCTGCTTCTGAAGGGAGTGCTGAAACCACATGTTACACGTGGGTTCGCACGATACAACTCTTTTGGAGTTTAACCCCTTCGGAACAAACTGTACACGACAGGCACTACCCAGCTGTATTTTCTGCAGATTGACCAAAGGATGGTCAAGCTGATGCTGCAGAAAATAGTAGTGAAGGCGAGGTGTAAGTCCGAAGCTTAGCATATGATTATACTTAGCCTCTTGACTCGAGCCTCTCACATCACTCACTGCTCCATTCCCATGACTGGGAACGAACTCGAATGGAGGCAGCGTACTTAAAGTACGTTGCATAACCGAACGAAGTTCTAAGAGCAGAGCTGGATCGTACGCATAATTCTTCGCTTCCTCTTCGAAGTCCAAGTATTTCTTTCTCTCAACTGCTTCCAAACTGGGAAGATTGTTAAGAGTAGTCCTACAAGGAAAATCGAAAACGGTTAGCAAAGAACGCAGCACGGTTGGATTGGTATCCCGGAGGAACTCCGCGATCAGATCTGCGACGGGGTTGCAGATAAGAACGTGAAGCTCACCACACTCTCTCATCGTCTGTTTAAACGACGAATAATCGAGCATCAACCCCATATCGCGATTATAATCGCGAAGTAGGGCTGACACCGACTTGAGTGCGTCTACGACGCGATCAAGCGGATGCTTGACAACCTGGTAAACCCAGGCTCTCAAGGCCGATACCGACCGTAGACGGGATTCGCTACACACGTCACGAATTACTAAGCACCACAAAGTGGCAACTGTAGCAAAGGTGAGTCGATCCGCACCAACAAGCGGATCGCTAACGCATGATAGCGCTGCAGACCGAAGATGATCTTCGATCGATTTCCAACTTTCAAAAAGTTGGCGTTGTTTGAGTGACATCTGCGCCTCCTAGCCTATTTCAAAGGGTAGGAGGTGTACAGGCACCACG